ACGAAATCTTGTGCCATACCTATAATTGCTCCCTGTAATGAAGCTTCACCATGATGATATGCAGCATGCTCACTAACATATCCGGAAAGTTGTGCTACCCTAATTTCTGAGTATAATTTTCTCTTAAAACAACTAAATAAAATCTTCCTTTGTGACGTTTTTAATCCATCTATACTAGAACCTATAGATCTACTTGTATCTGAATTTGAGAAATGAATTAATTCTTTATTCACAAAATCATCTATATTTGTTTTTTTAATATTATAATCAAGGATAATTTCCTTATCATATTTCTTCAACCATTCTTTACGATCATCTGCCAAAGATTTATTAAATGCTAGATTTACTGCCTTATCTGTGTTTTCATTAACTGAATAATCATTCACTTTTAATTCTCTGAAATATTGTTTCGCTTCGAATGAAGTAGAAGTCCCTAATCCCTTATAATATTTAATATTAAAACTCTTTGAATTCTTAGTCTTTTTCTTCCAATTCGCATAATCTGTTAATGTATAAAATGGTTTAATATTTTTCTTTAAAGATACTTTTACAATTGGTGTAATCATATAAGATATAAAATCAAAATTCAATAGTTCGGGCCATAAATAATGAAACATATTAATTAATAATCCTTTGATATGAAACCCATCATGATCCTGATCCGTCATAATCATAATTTTACCATATCTTAATGATTTCAATGCTTTATCATTTACATATTTCTTATTACTTTCTAATCCTAATATTTTCTTTATATTAACAATCTCTGCATTCGCATTAATTTGTTTTACATTTGCTTCACGCACATTTAATACTTTACCCTTCAAAGGGAATACTCCATATTTATCTCGACCTACTTCGGATAACCCAGCAATCGCCATAGACTTTGCTGAATCTCCCTCAGTTAGTATAAGAGTACATTCATGCGATTTCTTTGTTCCTGCCCAATTAGCATCATCTAACTTAGGAACAATAATCTTATTTTTCTTTTTACCGTCTGTTTTCTTTAAATCTTTATTATCATTTTTCGAATCCGCATCTAAAATCTTATCTATTAATTCATTATTAGAACAAATCTTTTTAATAAATTTACCTGATATTACAGGTTTGGAACCAAACTTATTATGTGAAGTAATACAACGTTCTTTCGTTTGGGAATCGAATGAAGGATTCTCAATTACACAATTAATATATAATGACATATATCTGCGAATTACTTTGTCTTTTATTTCTTTCTTATGCTTTTTCTTAATGAAATCAATAATACCATTGGCAATTTGTTTGGCAATACATTCAACATGCGACCCACCTTTACTAGTACATATTCCATTTACAAATGATAATTGTTCGAATGTATCATTATGAGATACCGAAAATATTACATCCCATCTATCTGATATAATTTCTTGGAATTTCACAAAGTCATTATATAAATTAATATAATCAAGAAACGATTTAATGTTAATTTTTTCATCATTTAGAGTTACATTAATAGATTTATCAGTAATTCCTGCAATATCATAAATTCTGCGATGCATTAATGATAACATATCTTTTGAATATTTTTGTAATCCAAATCTTTTAAAATCTATTTTCCAAGTAATCTTTGTATAAGGTTTCCCTTGATATTTATTAATAATTGGTTCATTACATTTAGTCATATTCTTTCCCCATGTTTGAGTATATTTTAATTTATTAATATGATCAACAGTTTCTACCGTAAATTCTTGTGAAAAGATATTTGCTAATTTAGCACCATACCCATTCTTACCTCCAACAATTCTCTTTTCTCCTTTTTTATAGTTGGATGATGTTAAAAGTTCACCAAATATTAATTGTGGAATATAAATCTTTTCTTTTTCATGTTTTTTTATAGGAATACCATTTCCGTCATTTAGTATAGTTATCGATAAATCTTCATTAAAATTAATTTTAACATTTGAAACTTGGATAATATTAGAACCTTCTTGTCCTTGTAATCTAACAATTTGATCACGAGCATTTACTAAAATCTCATTAAAGATATTTAATAATGCTGGGATATATTCAATTTCTTTAAAACAGATTTTATCAGAATCTTTTATAGGTAGAACTTCATTGATTTTATCAATACCACCGACATATGTATCAGGTGTGTCATAAATATGTTGTCTCAATTCTTTCTTTTCATATTGTTCTGCCATATTCTAATATAATATATAGTTATTATTTTAAGTAAATAAAATCAAATTTTTAAATTATATTATTTTAATTAATTTTAGTTCTTTGGATTTTAATTGAATTAATTTTGAATTATTTTAATTAATTTCTTTAAAAGTTTTTTTCTATGCTATAGTATAAAACAAAATGGGTGGAGGATTAATGCAATTAGTAGCTTATGGCGCACAAGACATCTATCTTACTGGTAATCCGCAAATTACTTTCTTTAAAGTCGTCTACCGCAGACACACTAACTTCTCGATGGAAACTATTCAGCAGACTTTCAATGGCACTGCTGCTGCCAGCGGTAATTCAGTAGCAACTATTTCTCGCAATGGTGATTTAGTTTATAAATGTTATGTTACAGATTCTACTGGTCTCACGACGTCCAAGAGTGGTTGGCTTAAAGAAGTTGAATTAGAAATTGGTGGTCAGCGTATTGATCGTCATTATAAAGAATGGATGGATATTTGGAATGAATTATCAACACCAGAATCAAAAGCGATTGGTCTTAAAGCTATGCAATTAGATATTGGTGTGAAAACTGGCACCTCCAGCAGCACCGGTGTCGTCATGGCACAGATTCCACTATTATTCTGGTTCTGCCGTAATCCAGGTCTGGCATTACCTTTAATTGCCCTTCAGTATCACGAAGTTAAACTTAAATTTACTTGGGGGTCCGTGGTGGAAGGATATACTACGGGTACCAAGCCATCTCTTTGGTGCGATTATATTTACCTTGACACCGATGAGCGCAGACGTTTCGCCCAGGTTTCACACGAATACTTAATTGAACAGGTTCAGAAGGAATCCTATACAGCCAAGTCTGGCGATCACAAACTGAACTTTAATCACCCTGTTAAAGAATTAATCTGGACGACGACGGGACCCAATGCTTATGAAACTGCTAAACTACGCCTTAATGGGCATGATCGCTTTGCCTCGCAGGAGGAAGAATATTTCCAGTTAAGACAACCATCCGATTATCACACTGCTGTCCCGAGACAGAATCTCCCGACTGCTGCTCAACTAACTAATAATAATACGACTATAAGTACCACAGCAAGCGCGCTGCCATTTATCACCGGGACCATCCCATTCACTGCATCAGGCAACGACCTTACCGCGGTAACTAACGCCGACGCTCACATGGTGATACTGACTAAGGCACGGATCGACATGACCGGGGTCAATGCTATTATTACGAACGGGGATTTGTCAACGCCCTGGACGGCGGTCGCGGTCGACCACCCGACCGACCCAGAGTTTATCGCTGCCCTCGCGGCGGATCAAGCTTGTATGATAGTTACTACGGCGAAAGGAGAATTATGGAAAAAGTATCAAGGGAGGATTATTCGGCTAACAGGTACCCAACTTAATGGAGCAGCTTTTGGCCAAAGCAGCACAGAGATGGATGTTGTTTTGACAGAAGTAGTAGATAACACCACACCCCCCGGCAGCAGCACCGGGGACGTGCTCGGCCCAGTCTCGCTCTTGTTTTTTGATAGACAAGTATTCCTCAGCATAGTCCCATCGGAGGGCAACGAAATCGACACAGTCCATATTTTTGAACCAAACGCTGATGCAACCACAGAGGCCCGTACCTCGAAAATGATCAAAAAAATCAATGTTTACTCATTTGCCCTTAAACCTGAAGAACACCAACCATCTGGCACTTGTAATTTCTCTCGCATTGACAACGCACAACTTAATTTCAGCGGCATCCCTACTGATGTCGGAAACATCTACGCCGTCAACTACAACGTCCTCCGAATCATGTCTGGTATGGGTGGTTTAGCATATTCCAACTAAGTTTCTAAATAAATTAATCTAATCAATTTTTATAAATCCTAAATAATTATTATTTTTTTTTCTAATATTATAGTTATTTTTTAAAAGAAATTTAATTAATTAAATAAATTAATTTCTTTAAAATTTTTTTCTATGCTATAGTATAAAAAACAATGGGTGGAGGATTAATGCAATTAGTAGCTTATGGCGCACAAGACATCTATCTTACTGGTAACCCGCAGATTACTTTCTTTAAAGTCGTCTATCGCAGACACACTAACTTCTCGATGGAGACTATTCAGCAGACTTTCAATGGTGCTCCTAGTCAAGGTGGTAATTCAGTAGCAACTATTTCTCGCAATGGTGATTTAGTTTATAAATGTTATGTTACAGATTCAGCTGGCACGACGACATCCACGTCTGAGTGGATTCAAGAAGTTGAATTAGAAATTGGTGGTCAGCGTATTGATCGTCATTATAAAGAATGGATGAATATTTGGAATGAATTATCAACACCAGAATCAAAAGCGATTGGTCTTAAAGCTATGCAATTAGATATTGGTGCGAAAACTGACGCCGACAACAGCACCGGTGTCGTCATGGCACAGATTCCACTATTATTCTGGTTCTGCCGTAATCCAGGTATGGCATTACCTTTAATTGCCCTTCAGTATCACGAAGTTAAACTTAAATTTAAGTGGGGGTCCGAAAGTCATGGTTTTGTATCCACCTGCAAACCCCAACTTTGGTGCGATTATATTTATCTTGACACCGATGAGCGCAGACGTTTCGCCCAGGTTTCACATGAATACTTAATTGAACAGGTTCAAAAGGAATCCTATACAGAAAAGTCCGGAGATCACAAACTGAACTTTAATCACCCTGTTAAAGAATTAATCTGGACGACGACGGGACCCAATGCTTATAAAACTGCTAAACTACGCCTTAATGGGCATGATCGCTTTGCCTCGCAGGAGGAAGAATATTTCCAGTTAAGACAACCATTCGATTATCACACTGCTGTCCCGAGACAGAATCTCCCGACTGCTGCTCAACTAACTAATAATAATACGATTATAAGTACCACAGTCGACGGTCTTCCAATTATCGGCGGCACTATCGCGTTCACCGCAGCAGGAGGTGGCGCCGACCTTACCGCGGTAACTAGCACGAATGCCCACATCGCGGTACTGACTCAGGCGCGGACCGCCATGACCGGAGACAATGCTATTATTTCGAACGAGACAACTGGTGCGACTGGAACGGCGGTCGCGGACGACCAACCGTCCGACGAAGAGTTTGTAGCTGCTCTCAAGGAGGATCGAGCTTGTATGATAGTTACCACCGCGGTGGGAGTATTCTGGAAAAGGTATCAAGGGAGGCTTATTCGGCTAACAGGTACCCAACTTAATGGAGCAGCTTTTGGCCAAAGCAGCACAGAGATGGACGTTGTTTTGACAGAAGTGAGAGATAACACAACAGAGACGGTTCCGGGCGCCGTCCTCGGGCCAGTCTCGCTATTGTTTTTTGATAGACAAGTATTCTTGCACACTGCTGTCAGCACAACCAACGACATAACAAATGTCCGACTTTTTGAACCAAACGCTGATGTAACCACAGAGGCCCGTACCTCGAAATTGACCCAGATAATCAATGTCTACTCATTTGCCCTTAAACCCGAAGAACACCAGCCGTCGGGAACTTGTAACTTCTCCCGTATTGACAACGCACAACTGAATTTCGAGATTAAGCCGAATGCTGGCGGAAACATCTACGCTGTCAACTACAATGTCCTCAGAATCATGTCCGGTATGGGCGGTTTAGCATACTCGAACTAAGTTCTAAATAATTAAACCAACTAAATAAATAATAATCTTTTTTTAAAATCTTTTCAAATAAATTATTAATAATTTACCAAATTATTTAATAACATACA